ATACCAACAACAGCAAGATAATATATAATAGGAATTAATATGTGGGCATTAGTAGAAAACAACGAAATAAGCAAGGTTTATAAAAATCCTAAACCTATCACTATTGGGGATGTAAATTATCCTTCTAATATCTTTAACTTATGGTCAAGCGATGATCTTGAGAATATTGGTATATATGAGGTAGTAGTAGACAATACCAATTATAAAAATCCTGATTATTGGGTAAATACCAACTCAACATTTAGCTTTGCAGACAATACTGTCACAGTTTCATACGGAACTGCAACTGCAAAACCATTAGATGATTCAACTAATGAGGATGGTGTTGTTACCAAAGGTCTTAAAACATTACACAAAGAAAACATAGACAACTTAGCCTATGGATTCTTAGAGCCAAGCGACTGGTTGGTTGTAAGAAATGCAGAAAGTTCAAAAGCTATACCTTCTGATTGGCTTGATTATAGAGTAGATGTTAGAAGTACTGCTTCTGATATGAAAGATAAAATAGATGCTGTAAGTGATGTAGACGCATTAGCGGCACTTTATGTTTATAACGATGCCAATCCACCAGTAAGACCGTTAGGTGATTTTCCCACCCCACCAAGTTCATAGGAGTAAATATGGAAACATTTTTAGGAATACTATTAGTAGCAATAATCGTAGGTGCGGTTATTTGGAAAAATAAACCTGAATGGGTTAGCAAAGTTAAAACATTATTTAAAGAGTAAAATGGCAACCGTGAAAGAAGCTATGCTAAAAATTGAAGCACATGAAAAGGAGTGTGCTATTCGATATCAAAACATCGAAAAAAGATTAGATGAAGGCGGAAAAAAATTTGATAAACTGGAAAGAATGATTTTTGGTTTATACATAGCCTTTGCGGCTTCTTTAGGTATAGATAAATTTTTCTTTTAAATGGACAGCACTGTCCAACTTATCAACGAAGTTGGATTCCCAATAGCGGCGGCTCTAGGTCTAGGTTTCTTTATTTGGAAACTTATCAATCGTATTATTGATGGCATGGAAACAAAAGTTGATGTGCTTGATGACAAGGTTGCCGAACAAATTAGCCAAATGGAAGAACGCATTGGCAATAAGCTTGATGCACAACACGGTATCTTGGTTGCTCTTATAGATAGAGTAAGAAGTCTTGATAACGAAATTATTAGACAAGATACCTTAATCAAAACAATTTTAGGCATTCCACAACTTATAGAACCCAACAAAATTGCAAAAGCCGATAGGGAAGATCAGAGGAAAGACTAATGTTAGATATTTTACTAATTATTTTTGCTAGTACATTACTTGTAAGTTTATTTGATGAGCCACCCTTTTTATAAAGGTGGATAAAAAATAAGCACAGTTATATACTAATAAAATTCTACAGGAAGAAATATGTTAAAAGGAATGTTAAAAAATGTTGTGGGTCAAATCGCACCCTCATTAGGTGCAACCATAGGCGGACCTTTAGGTGGCATGGCTACCAAAGTTATTTGTGAAGCATTAGGGTGTGAGAACAGCCCTAAAGCTATTAACAATGCCATACAACAAGCCTCTCCTGAACAATTATTAAAACTTAAACAAGCTGAAAAAGATTTTGAAATCAAGATGAAAGAGCTTGATGTAGATGTTTTTACAATTGAAGCAGAGGATAAAAAAGATGCAAGAAAGAACTTTAGCAAAGATTGGACAGCTAGAATTATGGGCATTGCTGTCATTGGTGGCTTTCTTGGTTATGTCTTTTTAGTGACACTACAACCGCCTGAGCAAAATTCTGAAGCATTAATAAATCTTGTTCTCGGCTATCTTGGCGGCTTAGCGAGTGCCATTGTTAGTTTTTACTTCGGAGCCTCAAACACACAAAAAGACGATTCATAAATGTCTGTTGAAGCTTTCGTTTATAACGCAGAATTAGTAAAAGTCGTAGACGGTGATACCGTTGATGTTACCCTTGACTTAGGCTTTGATGTCAAACTCCATAAGCAACGCTGCAGGTTAGCAGGAATTGATACGCCTGAGTCAAGGACTCGTAATCTTGAAGAAAAAAAACTTGGTCTTGCCGCAAAAAAAAGATTACAAGAATTGTGCGTTGGCAAATTTAAAATAAAATCGCTTGGTAAAGGAAAATATGGCAGAATATTAGCCATACCATATACGGAAGAAGGTGAAGACATTTGTGAAAAACTTATTAAAGAAGGTCATGCGAGGAAATACGATGGCGGAAAAAAACAACCTTGGGTCTGAGATGCATATATCTGACGAAGGCATAAACATAATCAAACATTTTGAAGGCTGTCCTACAGATGAAGATGGTAATTGTGTTGCCTATCAAGATGCTGTGGGTGTGTGGACAATTGGTTTTGGACACATTAAAGATGTACAAGAAGGTGACAAATGGTCTAAAGAAAAAGCTGATTTCATGTTATGGAGGGAGCTAGAAGATGAATATGAATCATATATTAATGATTATGTACATGTGCCTCTTGTTCAGTGCCAGTTTGATGCACTATGTAGTTGGGTATATAACTTGGGTCCTGCAAATCTAAAAAAATCTACATTACTTAAAGTCTTAAACAATGGCGAATACGATAAAGTGGGTGAACAAATAAAAAGATGGAACAAAGCAGGGGGAAAAGTTTTACAAGGTCTTGTCCGTAGAAGAGAGGCAGAAGCTTTACTTTTTGAGGGCAAAGACTGGAAAAATGTGTAGGAGGCTAATATGGCAACCAAAAAAACAACACGGAAGAGAGCAAGAAATTCTAAAGGACAGTATGTAGGAGATAATCCTAATACGCCTTTTAGAAACGAAGCCTATGAAAAGAAATATCACATAGGTGATTTTGCTGTAGCTTTCATAATTGCACTTGGATTGGTTTTATTATATCTGTATAGATAAGGTTATTACATGCCACATAAAACTGCACGAGTTGCCATGGCAGGCGAATACTTATGTGCATCCTTCTTAACAAGGTTCTGTGATTCAGTAATTATTGCACCTGAAGGGCATAAAGCAGATTTGATATTAGATCACTGTCATAAGTTATATAGGGTGCAAGTCAAAACAACCAACTCAGTTTACAAAAAAGATGGCAACGATTATTACCGTTGGGATTTTAGAAGGTCAGTAGATAAAAAAAGCAAAGAAGAAAGATACTCCGCAGAAGATGTTGATTTTTTTGCATTAGTTGCTTTGCCAAGAAACTTTATTGTGTTTGTGCCATATAAAAATGCACCCAATTCTTTTGCTAAAAAGATCGAAGAATTTAAAAAAATAGACCCTGCTGAATCATTACAAGAAACATTGAATGTAATAAATAAGACACCAAAACTCGATCCATTATATGAATTTGAATAAAGATGATTATAATGAAGTTAACATGCAGATAGGTTTTTTAAAAAAAACTCTCCTCTCTTCCAATATTTGCATGTTAAGGGAAGCTGACCAAAACTCCCTAAAATGTAAAGTTAGCTTCCCACCTTAAGATTATGGATATTACAAAAATTAAATCATTTGATGCACTATCTGAGGATGAGCAAAAAAGAGCTTTATTGCTTATCAACAAATGGAAGAATATTAAAAGCCAAGAAAAGTGTCAGACAGACTTCTTAGAATTTGTTAAATATCTTTGGGATGGAGTTATTCTTGGTAGACATCACAAAATACTTGCAGATAAATTAAATCGTGTTTCGCAAGGCAAATGCAAAAGGCTGATGGTTATGCTACCTCCAAGGCACTCTAAATCAGAATTTGCGTCTACTTATTTTCCTGCATGGATGATGGGTTTAAATCCAAGTTTAAAAATAATACAAGCAACTCACACCGCAGAACTCGCTGTTAGGTTTGGTAGAAGAGTTAGAAACATAATTGACAGTGAAGAGTATCAACATGTTTTCCCCAACATATCCCTATCGGCAGATAACAAATCAGCAGGTAGATGGACAACCGATGACGGTGGAGAAGCTTTTTACTCAGGTGTAGGTGGTGCAATTACAGGTCGTGGTGCTGACCTTTTAATTATTGATGACCCACATTCAGAGCAAGATGCAATGTCACCAACTGCAATGGATGCCGCTTGGGAGTGGTATACATCAGGTCCTAGGCAAAGGCTACAGCCGGGTGGCACCATTATTTTGGTTATGACACGATGGAGTACCAAAGATTTAGCAGGTAGATTATTAAAACGACAAAGCGAAGATAATGCAGATCAGTGGGAAGTGGTTGAATTTCCTGCAATCATGCCTGAGTCTGAAGAACCGCTATGGGGTGAGTTTTGGAAAAAAGAAGAGTTACTTAGTGTTAAAGCATCATTACCTGTAAGCAAATGGAATGCACAATGGATGCAAAATCCAACAGCAGAAAGTGGTTCAATTGTTAAAAGAGAATGGTGGCAGAAGTGGGAAGCAGAAAGTATTCCACCTTGTCATACAATCATACAGTCTTACGATACAGCTTTTTCAGCCAAAGAAACTGCTGACTATTCGGCAATCACGACATGGGGAATATTTGATCCTGAAGACGGTTCTGAACATGCGGTAATCCTTTTGGATGCTAATAGATTCAGAGTCGATTTTCCTGAGCTTAAAAAATTAGCTCTTGAAGAATATAAATATTGGGAGCCTGATATTGTTCTTATTGAAGCGAAAGCCAGTGGCACACCATTAACACATGAGCTAAGAAAGATGGGCATACCTGTTCAATCTTATTCACCAAGCAGAGGGCAAGATAAAATAGCTAGAATGAACAGCGTGTCACCTATGTTTGAAAGTGGTATGATATGGGCTACGGAAGATCAGTTTGCGGAAGAAGTTATAGAGGAGATGGCATCTTTTCCGTTTGGTGAGCATGATGACTTTTGTGATAGCTCAACCATGGCTTTAATGAGAATCAGACAGGGAGGATTTATAGAACTAGCTAATGACTATCAAGATGATGTATCATTTGACAGAACAGCTATAAATTATTATTGATGAAAATATTTATTACAAAATTCACGCATGATGAAAAAGAGTATGACGGTCCATACATTCATGCAAAAAATATTGATGAAGCTGAAACAGTAGCAGAAGCTAATGGTTATATTATTCTTGGCGAATTAACAGACATCATTGTTTCTGAAGAAACAGAAAAAAGAACATTACATTAAGATGGCTGATTCTTTTGAAAACACAGCCAATACTGATAGGTATAACAAAAATTTTAATTTTTTAAAACAACACCACAATGAAAATTTTACTTTGTTGCCTGATAATTCATTTGGCGAATCAACATCAATGCAACTTGGCACTTTTGGCATAGATGGAAAAACATATATATTACCCACCTTCAGTAAAAAGATTTACAATGAAACAGGTAAAGTGGAGTCAAACATAGATAATCCTGTAGATATGTTTATAGAACAAATTAGAAATGGCACAATACAGGGATACAATTCAATTGAGCAAGCAGACATGGCAATGCGAGATTTGAGAAACGAGATAATAAAAAACTAATATGGCAATAGAAAGAAGACTAGGCACTGAAGACAATCCTGATATTGTTGACCAAAGCAAACAAATAGACATTCCACAGGATGAGCCATCTATTGAAGAACAAATAGCTGAAGCACTTGAAGTAGAGATAACCGATGACGGTGTATTTGTAGGTCAAATCGAAGAAGAGTCTGTAGCAGAAGTACCGTTTGATGCAAACATTGCAGAATATTTAGATGATAGCGTACTTGGCTCAATATCAAATAAATTAGTCAGTGCTGTAGAAAATGACAAAGAGTCAAGAAAAGAATGGGAGAAAACTTATACTGATTGATTGAAATATCTTGGCATGAGATTTGACGAACAAAGAAGTCAACCATTTGAAGGTAGCTCAGGTGTCATCCATCCAATCTTAGCTGAAGCAGTTACACAATTTCAGGCACAAGCTTACAAAGAATTATTACCTGCACAAGGACCAGTTAAAACACAGGTGGTTGGTCAAAGGTCTGCTGAAGTAGAAATGCAATCAGAAAGAGTGGCAGAGTTTATGAATTATTACATCATGAATGAAATGCCTGAATATGACCCTGAGTTAGATCAGTTATTATTCTACCTACCACTTTCAGGTAGTGCTTTCAAAAAGGTTTATTACGATGAAGCATTGCAAAGACCTGTATCTAAATTTGTGCCTGCTGAAGATTTATTAGTGCCTTATGAAGCCACTGATTTAATATCAGCAGAAAGAGTTACACACATTGTTTCAATGTCAGCTAATGAAGTTAGAAAATTACAACTCTCAGGTTTTTACAGAGATATAGATTTATATGGTGATGAGGTACATATCAGAGATGATGTCACAGAAGAAATAGATAGCATTCAAGGTGTAGAGCCTGATTACAGTGATGACGATGATAGAAAAATATATGAAATACATACCATAGCCGAAATAGAAGGTTATGAAGATGTGGATGCAATGGGTCAACCAACAGGTCTTAAGTTACCTTACATAATTACCATTGATTCAGCATCAAGAAAAATATTATCTATTAGAAGAAACTATGACCCACAAGACCCTGTACGCAATAAGATAAATTATTTTATCCAGTATAAGTTCTTACCGGGTTTAGGATTCTACGGTCTTGGTTTATCGCACATGATAGGCGGTTTATCAAAGGCATCTACATCAATACTTAGACAGCTAATAGACGCAGGTACATTATCAAACTTACCCGCAGGATTTAAGACAAGAGGTATAAGAATTAGAGATGAAGCCTCACCTCTACAACCGGGTGAGTTTAGAGATGTCGATGCACCGGGAGGTGCCTTGCGTGACTCGCTGATGCCATTGCCTTACAAAGAACCAAGCAGTGTTTTATTTAGCTTGCTTGGCTTATTAGTCGATAGCGGTAAAAGATTTGCCGCAATAGCTGACATGAATATAGGTGACGCAAATGCCGCTATGCCTGTTGGTACGACTGTTGCTCTTTTAGAAAAAGGCACCAAAGTTATGAGTGCGATACATAAAAGATTGCACTACTCACAAAGAACAGAATTTAGGATTTTAGCAAGAGTTTTCTCAGAGTTTCTACCACCTGTCTATCCATACGAAACAGGAAGTGGCTCAAGAGAAATAAAGCTTACAGACTTTGATAAGCGTGTTGATATCATACCTATATCTGATCCAAACATATTCTCCATGAGTCAAAGAGTTGTTATGGCTCAAGAATTGTTAGCTATGGTGCAATCAAATCCTGAGATACACGGACCCACAGGTATTTATGAGGCTTACAGAAGAATGTATGCCGCACTAGGAGTTGATAATATTGATTCTTTATTACAACCACCTGCTGATAATTCACCAAGACCTACTGACGCAGGTATTGAAAACAGTGGATTATTACAAGGCATACCTGCAACAGCTTTTCCTGAACAAAATCATGAAGCACATATTGAGGCACACAAATCTTTATTTTTAACTCAGGCAGTACAAACAAACCCACAGTTGCAATCTTTGATAATTGCTCATGTTATGCAACATTTACAATTCTTGGCTAATCAAATTGCACAACAACAATTAACCCCTGAAGTTGCACAACAGATTCAGCAATTATCTGAGCAAGCTATGCAACTCGATCCACAAAGTCAAATGGCAATACAAGGGCAGATTCAGACGGTTATAGAGAGCTACAGTTCACCGATATTGGCACAACTATCCAGTGAGTTCTTGGCTTCTGTACAACCGCCTGCTCCTGTTGATCCGTTGGTGCAAATTAGACAGCAAGAGCTTGGATTAAGAGATAAAGAGATTGAGATGAAAAATGCTCAGTTCCAAGCAAAAGAAGAACAAGACGCTATGGAAAGGTCTGCTGAATTGCAAATTCAAAAACAAAAAGCTGACCAACAAGGAGCTATTCAAGCTGAGAAAAATGACATAGCAAAAGAAAGACTTCAGCAACAGGCTGAGTTAAAATTAATTGATTTACAAGCGAGGATGAATAGATGACAAGTTCAATCAACGAAGTTATAAGAGAAGGCATTAAAAAGAAAAAAGTCGAAGAAAAACTTAGACAAGAAAATGCCGAGAAGCTTTTGCAAGATATTCAAATTCTTGAAGAAGATGAAATCGTAGCCAAGCCAAAGCCAAAAACAAAGGCAAAACCAAAGGCAAAGGCAAAAGCAAAAAAAACAACAGTTAAAAAAAGTGCCACTAAAAAAGGGAAAAAGTAAAAAAGTAATTTCGCAAAACATTCAAGAATTGGTTTCAAGTAAACCAAGTTCTGCTAGAATGAAGGCAATAAAAAGCCTAGCAAAGAAATTAGATGTATCTTTAGATAGGGCAAAACAAATACAAGCAGGTGCTATTGCGTATAGCAAAGCAGGTAAATAAAGGAGCAAATATGAAAGCTAAAACATCCATTACTATTAAGGGTCAAGGCAACATACCTCTAACACAGCCAAAAAAAGTTACAGTAGGTCCTAAGCATCAGCCCGGCTACGGTAAAGGCAAAGCAAGAGGTGGTGGTGCGGCTTTACGAGGAACAAAATTTAACGGAGTTTTTTAAATTATAAATGGACAAGTATGATTTTATTCATGCTCTCCGCAGGGATTTAAGGCAAAGAGAGGAGCAAATCACAGAAATTCTTCTGTCAGGCGGAGTGCGTGACATGGAGAAATATCAGTTTTTAATGGGAGAAATATCTGCATTAAACTATATTCATGATAAGATAAAAGAACACTTACATGAAGAAGGAGAGAGTATAGATGTCTGATAATACAGTTACAGAAACAGAAGAAACAATAAATTTAGATGAGGCTTTTGTAAAAGAAGAGGATCGTGTACTCGACCCTACTCTTTTAGATAAGAGCATCTTAGATAGAATGCCTCAACCAACTGGTTGGCGTATTCTTGTCTTACCTTACCGTGGTAAGGGAATGACAGAAGGTGGTATCAAATTAGTAAAGGAAACCATCGAAAGAGAAACCTTAGCAACCGTTGTAGCGTATGTGGTTGCTATGGGTCCTGATTGTTATAAAGATACTAGGCGTTTCGAAAAGCCATGGTGTCAAGAAAAACAGTGGGTACTCATAGGCAGGTATGCAGGTTCAAGGTTTAAATTAGCGGATGAAAGCGAAGTTAGAATCATCAATGATGATGAAGTCATAGCTACCATCCTTAACCCTGATGACATCGTTTCAGTATAGGAGCATATAATGAATGAAGAAAGAGATGATATTCAGGTTCAGCTTGATGAAACTCAAGCGATAGCTGACAGTGAAGAAACTGTTGAGCTACCGCAAGACGATCAAGAACAAGCAGTTGGAACCGACTCAGGCGGTGAAGATGAACTTGATAAATATACCCGTGGCGTTAGCAAAAGAATAAATAAGCTAAACGAAAGAATAAGATCAGCCGAGGACAGAGCAGTTGCGGCTGAAACCAAATACGCAAAGCTACAAAACGAATACAATACCGTTAAAAGTAGAGCAAGCGTATTAGATAAAAGCTACACCGAAGAATACGAAAATCGTGTGGCTTCTCAAAGACAGCAAGCAGAGGATTTGTATAGAAAGGCTAGAGAAACTAATGACCCTGACTTAGAAGTTAAAAGTGTTGAACTTTTAAACAAAGTTGCATTAGAAGAGGAAAGGGTAAGACTAGCTAAGGTTCAGCTTGAGCAACAACAAGCAGAATTTACAAATCCACAAACAACACAACAAGTTGTTCAAAAACCTCAAGAACAAGTGTATGATACTCCTAAGCCTGATACAAAAGCTGTGGCTTGGGCTGAAAAAAATGACTGGTTCCAAAAGGACAGAGTTAAAACATACACAGCTATGGGTATTCATGAAGACCTAACCAACGAAGGTTTTGATGGTAGTGAAGATGAATACTACGAGGAATTAGACAAAAGATTGTCAAAAGTTTATCCTGAATTGAAAAATTCAGAAGGCGTTTCAAAAGAAGCTAACCCATCTGTGCAAAGGGTCGCTTCTGCTTCTTCAGGAAGTCGCCAACAAACACAAGGAAAGAGAAATGGGTTAAAGATTAGTTCTAACCACCTTTCTGTAAAAAGCAATCTGAAACCTCACGGTATGACTAACCAAGAATGGTTAAAGCGTGTAGGCAAAGAGATGATGAAAATTGAAGGAGGAAAATAGTGGATTTAGAAAAAATTGAAGAAGTAACTCGTGAATCTCGTGACAGTGAGCAACACGATAAAAATGCTAGAAGAAAACCGTGGCAACCTGCGAGGATGTTAGAAACTCCTCCTGCTCCTGAAGGTTATCAATACCGATGGATCAGGTCAGAGTATGTCGGTGTAGAGGACAGAAACAATGTTTCTGCTCGTATGAGAGAAGGATGGGAATTTGTTCGTCAAGAAGAATTACCTGATTTCCCTCTGCCTACAATCGAACATGGCAGACATGCAGGAGTCATAAGTGTAGGTGGACTTATCTTAGCTAAGATACCGTCTGATACTGTCAAAGAAAGAAATGCATATTATAAAAACAGGAATGTTCAACAAAACGAAGCTCTTGATAACAATATGTTCAATGAAGTCGAAGGCAATAACAGATATGTCAAGTATCAAAGCAACAGAGAGTCTAAAGTATCATTTGGAAAAAAAAGGTAGGTAAACTAAATGGCGAATAAAGACGCATCATTTGGTCTGAAGCCTGTAAGAATGATGGGTGGCTCACCCTATTCAGGCGGTACAAGCCGATATAGAATAGCCGCTAACTACGGAACTTCTATCTTCCAAGGTGACTTAGTAAAACAAGTTACAGGTGGAGGCATTGAAAGAGTTGCTGCTAGTAGCACAGTTCCTGTTGTTGGCGTATTCAATGGATGCATGTACACAGACCCAACTACATCAGAGCAAGTATTTAGTAATTATTACCCTGCAAGCACTAACGCTTCAGACATAATTGCTTTTATCATTGATGACCCAAATGTGGTCTTCGAGGTTCAATCAGACGACACATTCCCTGTGGCTGATCTGTTTGGAAACTTTGAAATAATCGACACCAATTCAGGTAGTACCCTTACAGGTATTTCAGGTATGGAGTTAGATTTATCATCAGGTGCAACTACTACTACATTACCGTTAAAGGCGATTGATATTTCTCAAGACCCTGATAACAGCGATGTATCTAGTTCTAATACGAATGTATTGGTTGTTATTCAAAACCATATCTGTGGTGTAAAATCCGCAGGCTTAGCGTAAGGTAGGTGACAAATGGCTATAAGTAGAAGTCAATTAGCGAAGGAGCTAGAACCCGGTCTAAACGCCTTGTTTGGTATGGAATATGACGAATACAACGGTGAGTACGAAGAAATTTATTCTATTGAAGACTCAGACAGAGCTTTCGAAGAAGAAGTATTAATCGTTGGATTTGGTGCCGCACCTGTTAAAGAAGAGGGTGCAGGCGTTAACTTTGATAATGCATCAGAAGGTTATACTGCAAGATATACACATGAAACTGTAGCTCTTGCTTTTGCATTGACTGAAGAAGCTATCGAAGATAACCTCTATGACCAACTTGGTAGAAGATACACACGAGCATTGGCTCGTTCCATGCAACACACCAAAGAAGTAAAAGGTGCAAATGTATTAAATAATGCATTTGACGCAAATTTTGCTATTGGTGATGGTCAACCATTAATCTCAACTGCTCACCCATTAGCGGGTGGTGGTACTGCTCGTAACAGAGCTTCAACAATGGCAGACCTCAACGAAACTTCATTAGAAGATAACATCATTGATATCTCAACTTTTGTTGATGACAGAAATCTAACTATTGCAGTTAGACCTGATAAACTGATCGTTCCACCACAATTAACATTTGTGGCTGATAGATTGCTCAACACACCGGGCAGAGTCGGTACATCAGACAACGACATCAACTCAGTTAGAAATCAATCCTCAATACCTAATGGGTTTGCGGTAAACCACTATCTAAATGACCCTGATGCATATTTCATTATGACATCAGTGAATACTGATGGTGAAGGGCTTAAAATGTTCCAAAGAACTGCCCTAGAGCAAACTATGGAACCTGAGTTTTCTACAGGTAACATTAGATATAGAGCTAGAGAAAGATATTCTTTCGGTGTTTCTAATTGGCGTGGAGTCTTTGGATCACAAGGAGCTTAATAGTTCTTTTTGCATTATAAGGGAGCTTCGGCTCCCTTCTTTTTGAACATGAGATATTACTTAGAACTAATCATAAAAGCCAAATCACTGATTGAAACCTGTGGTAGTGTTTTTCTTAAAGAACAGGATAAGTCAGACAAAAACAAAAAAATATATCAACACATTTTCACCGCATATCAAGAGCTTGAAAAAGCTATCTCTGAATTACAAAAATAATTCACTTTAAAAATTAATATTTGTTATACTTGTTTAAAACCAAGATAACTTGTTGCTTCAACTGGCTTGGCAGACTTACTCCAAAGATGAAGCAATATATTTAGTTAGGAGAAAATAATGGCTAAATCAACTTTTTCAGGTCCAGTCAAATCATTGGGTGGATTTATTTCAGCACGGGTTAATAACTCTGTTTCTTTAACCGCAGATACTACATTAACAGTAGATGCACATGCAGGAAAAATCTTGTTATGTAACGATGCAGACGGTAAATTTACTTTGCCTTCTATCTCATCAGCAACTCCAAGCGATCCTACAGACCCAAACCAAGCTAACAACATTGGTGCTTCATTCTTTTTCTATATTGAAACACTTGCGACTGATCTTGACATCAAAACTGATGGCACAGATAAGTTCAAAGGTGCAGTAATTATAGCTATTGATGATAGTACAAAGAAAGCTTTCGTACCTGCCGCTGATAATGATGTTATGACTTTAAATGGTACAACCAAAGGCGGTATTGTTGGTAGTGTAGTACAGGTAACAGCTATAGATTCAGCTACTTATCTTGTTCACAATTCATTGTTAATAGGATCAGGAACTATAGTAACACCATTTGCTGACGCATAATTTAGGAGCTTAGTATGTCTACTAGAATAACTGGCTCAGATGTAAAAACAGCAACTACAACATCTAGTGCTACTGGCGGTGCTTCTTTAATCTCAGGTAGATCAAGATTAAGAGGCTATATCATCGCAGGTGGTAGTTCTGATGGAACTGTTACATTTAGAGATGGCTCAGTAACAGGTTCAACTTTGCTTATTGCACCTTGTAACGCTAACGATACTGAAACATTAAACATACCTGATTCAGGTGTTTTGTTTGAAACTGGCGTGCATGTTGTATTAAGTAATATTGATAGAGTTACTATTTTTCATTCTTAAAAAATATGGCTAGGGAAGTATCATCAGTTTCAAGATTTGGTACTTCCGAGCCTTTTGAGCTTCAGGTTTCAAGGGGTCAGGTTGCCTATCATGAAACACAATTTAAGTTTGGTTTTAATGCTGATATTGATGATTCACTTGAAACCATTTGGTCAGAAGGTGGGCTTTACTCTTATTTAACTTCAGCGAGTGTTTTAAAAATATCCAGTGCTAGTGCTGATGATGCTTCAGCAGGAACGGGTGCA